CAGGCGATGGCCACCATGTCTGAGAATGTAGAGTGGCTGATGAAGCTAGAGGAAGCACGGCCTCTCGTCTTACGAGACATCGTGCTGTCAGAGAGTCTGTATCTGCGCATTTAGGCTTTTGGCACTAAAGAGACCTTAAAAAAAGCGTTCAATGATAATAGGATATTTATACACAATAACAATAACAAAGAGGAGCATTAGACAATAGGCGGTTATAGACTTTGTCTCAGAAGTCCCAATAAACTTTTTTAACACAATCTCAATGAGTCCCCAAAGGGCAATCCACCACACCACCACCAAAAATGAGGTTGCCAGAATTCTTGATGTGTCCATTCGTTTATATATAGTCTATATTTTTGCTGTACTTCAGATAGGGACAAGGCGCTTCTCCCACTGAATGATAAACTTCTTGAAATACTCAGGCACCTCGTAGTACCTCCCAACCTCGTTCCACTCAATGCGTGTTCTTACAACTCCAGAGAACCCAAGAGAATCTCTTACCACAGAAGACTCCTTATGCGTGAAAGGGACTCTCGACATTGAAATGATAATGTCTTGAATAATCTCATCAATGTAGCTATCGGAGTTGGAGTTGTTCTTGAGCCAGAAGTTGTTTTGACTTCTTGTATTATATTCCATATTTGTCACAGTAATAGTGAGCTCTAACTCACCGTACTGGGTCTCACCTTTCAAAACACCATACCACTGTTGATAAACGGTGGTATCGTGAGTATGAGCAGATGTCAAGGCAAGAATATCTTTCTGATTGACCCCAGCGACCTTATTCAGAAGCTCAAGAAGACCAATTGACCTCATCATGTTGGAATGAATAATGTCCATATCCCTACGAGAAGTGACAATCTCATCATCACACATGCGAGCAATCGTGCTAGCGCACTTAACATCAATATCGACAGTGTTCAGTCTCTCGGCAAGATAGTTGATTTCCTTCTTGAGGTTGTAGGCAAGAGATACAGTTCCGCCAAACAGAAGTAGGAGAGCGAGTTGTGTAAAAGGGATTTGCTGGAGGGGGCCTTGGATGTAGAGGGTCAGCACCTTGAGAGAGACAAGAAAGCTGTCCATTTGATGCTTGGGACTGTGATTTTGTTGAAGTTTGGGTTTCAATTTTTTAAGCCACACAGTGGGCAAAAGGTACTCTGTACTCAAAAAATAGGATGGAAAAGCCACGCAGTGGGGAATCAAATAAATGCCATCTTATTAATTAAGCGACGACCCTGGGGAGAATCAATCGGAACTGTCCCAATATTGGGAGCAACACACAGCTCAGCAAGAGATCCAATTGTGGGAAAACGGTTGAACGTAATAACTCGTCTGATATGCTGAAATCCAAGACTCATATACATTTTTAAGGTTCCCTTGTTCTGTAATTCGCGCGTGTAAATGCGAAACATCTTCGTAGTGCTGTACATCTAAATATTCTCAATGGGAAAAAATCTGATACGAGCTGTGTCCCCCACAAAAATTGAATTTTCCCCGCCCTGGATCGTAAGTCCCCAATCATGACCTTCGAATACATTCGCACCGAGACCGGTGAGTTTCAGTGCCCCCATTGCCCCTTCGTCAAGAAGAACCAGAGTACCGTCCATATGCACATCAAGGCCAAGCATTCTGGTTCCTTCAAGCACAAGTGTGAGCACTGTACTTACGAGTGCCCTGCTCGCCAGACTCTGGATAATCACGTCGCCGCTAAACACCCAGAACAGCTTGAAAACAGGGCGCGTGAGTTTATCTGTCCTGATACTTGTTGTGGCTTCCAGAGCTTGACCAAGGCAGGTCTGCGGAGTCATTACCTTCTCAAACACCTCACGGCGCAGACCAACAAATATCTCGGCAAGACTGATACCGGAATCCAGTGTACGCATTGTGGAACAGACTTCCAGTCCAAGCCTTCCTATGTGTATCACCTGGCCGCCTGCCTCCCTTCTGATATCACGTCAAATGCCATTGTTAAGAAGGGACTTTGTATTTGATTCTCATGCCTCTGAATCAGGTTTCACATCATCGGCAAATTTGACCTTTTTTGCGTTAGTCATCTCATTCACGTCAATAACGATGGAATACAAGTGGTAGCCAAAGGCGGCAAAGCCCATCATCGCCAGAAGCTCAAATGCCCATCTCGGCGTATCATATCCTTTTGCCCCAATGAATATCATTAGAGGAGCTACCGCTAACACGTGAATGAGATTTATCCAGAGACTAGGACTCTGAGCCTTCCACTTTAACACAGACTTGTAGCCATGATAAACCAGAAGAACAATTCCTAGACCGGTTAGAATAGAAAATATCCACGGACTTATCTGGCCACGGACCACGGCAACATATAAGAAGAAGGGGGCAATGACAAGAATATGGAATAAATGTATAGCGAGCCTGGATGACATTTCTATTTAGCGTGTAAAAATATACCGTTGAAGCATACCTTCTGTATGCTCCAAGGCACTTTCTACCCACGCCTGATTTGTTGAATAACTCTCTCCACAGACATAGACGTTTGGGTGTGAAAGAGGAAGTGGATTCATGATTTTCTCGCTAGCCTCTTTGACATCATACAGACCGGGCAGCCAATATGAACATCCATCTTTCCAATAATACATCTTGAATAAATGGGGCTCAGGAATCTTAATCTTGAATAATTTCTCAGATTCTTCCACTATACGCTTGGACAATGCCTTTTCCCCGAATTTTTTGTGAATTGACATCCAAAACTCAGTATCCTTGGCATCTGTGTAAGAGGTCATTATTGAGCCCGCCTTGGAGGAGATAGGTATGATATGTCTCAATGGAGAATCCGTTATAGTTCTCGGAATCATTTCAAACCACGGCGGAGTTGGGAAGACTCCATAGATGCGTAGGAGGGGGCGCATGCTTACACGTTTTAGAAGTGGGAGATTCTTGAAGGCCGCGAGACCTTTTAGAGCCTCTGAAGGAATTGCCAGAATAACCTTCTTGGCCACAAAGGTCTTGTGGCCTTTGAAATGAAGCTTTGCCTGGACACCGTCGCTTGTAATGGCTGTTAGACGATGCTCTAGGAAAATATCTACCTTCCCCTTCAGCTCCTTTGCCATGCGGTCTGGGATAGAATCCATACCTTCCTTAATAACATAGAAATGTCCCTTGCCACTGAATTCTCCTTGGAGAGCGTGGAGAGCCAAGTCAGCGCGAAGAGTATATAATTCTGATGTATAGGCGAATCGTTTTAAGATTGGGACTACTGTGAACCCTTCCATGGTTTGCTCCAAGAGTTCCTTGACGGTCTTCGTTTGAAGGACGAGGGGGTCAATCTTAGACAAATATAGTACGAGGAAGTTTGCAATGGAAGACCAAGAATTCTTTCTAGGTTGGTCGCCCTCGCCAATCCAGAGTGCCTCAGACTCGTTTGGGATTTTTATCTTTGTCAGGCCGTATCTTCTAACTAGTTCTGCCACCATGCTGTGAGAGCTGTGGATTCGTCCAGCGCCTTCTTCAAATTGAACATTTTTTCCGCGATAGGTTTCTATGCGCCCGCCGAGTTGAGTATACATTTCTGTTAAGGCAACCTTGGCCTTAGGAAAGGTCTGAGTGATTTTCAAAGCAGAATACAGACCTGCTATCCCTCCTCCTACTATAACATAATCATAGTCCATCTATTCTAAAGTAAAAATTGATTTTTAGGTATTGTGTAAAATGGGTCCCTCAATTATGGACGGTTGCCACACCTTTGCCTTTACACATCTTGTTGGTGATGGCAAGACCTATTGTATTGTGAATGAGACGATGGTTCAGAGAGTGATTGACGCTGTGAATATGAGCGTAAAAGAGCATCCTGATGCCTGGGAGTTTGTTCGTCAGGGTGGCTTGATGAATGAGGAGCAGGCCCCCGTTGTAAATCATCCAGTGGCGAAAGCGGTCTTCGCCGAGATGTTGAATGACGACCACACTGAGAAAACAAGAATGGTGTCTGTTCGCGTTGTTACAGACCTGGCGCGTTCCAGGGGCCTAGAGCTGGGCCTAGGTGAATTTATTCCTGCGTAAATGTAGCAATGCTTCTTTACATATTATATGGGGGCTCAGAGATAAAATTTATTTTTTATGACTTGAAACAAGCTATACAGGAGGCAATGCGATTGTCTCTTGTATTAGTGCGGATTCGTGTGGCCGAGGATGGGTCGGCGAGGTCAATGACTATTTACGATGGCTCTTGCGAGACTTGCGACTCTTAGACTTTCTGGCCTTTCTTGATTTCCTGTAGTTTCCATAACGTCTAGGCGGTGTTTCAACTGGCGCATTTTTTCCTAAAATGTGGGTCAAATACCTTAGTAATTCTCTAAGAAACTCGCTTTTTTCTTCATCAGTAATTGGTAGCTTACTTAGCATATCTTGTAAAGTCGTATTATTATCAAGGAGTTCTTCACGAACATAAAGTTTGGCATCATTATCATTTTCTAAAATCTTAGTTAATGAGAATGGAGAAGGAATCTCACTTCCATCAATAAGGTCGACAATGACTTCTTTTTGGTGTGGATTTGTCTCAGAATAATAACGATACACCTTATCCATTCTTATTCTTACTACTAGTCAGATTCTTATTAATCCAGGTAGCTACTGCGGCGGTATTACTACTCTGGAGATTCTCCAGCTTCTTTTCGGGAGTCATAAGAATAAAGGCAGGGATGCTTCTTACACCACAGTATCCAGGCGTATATTTATTCTGGTCAATGTCGCACTTATAGACGGGGAGGTCAGGGAATTCCTCGTCTAGAAACTCCCAGTCTAGGCGCTTACACGCGCCGCACCAGTCGGCCGTGAAGTAAATTAAGACAGGGGCGGGTAGCTCACCCTTGAACATCTTCTCGAACTGCTCTTGGGTCTGGAGGGGAATCATTGGCTTTGGAGAAGACATTTCGGAATCTATTTGCCGAAAGAAGTAAACCGCCACCAATGACCGCACCAAGGGAGCCGAGGACGGCATAATCAAGTGTGTTAAAGGTTGGTTCTGGCCTTCGGCCGCCTACCATCGTGCCACGCGGATTTCCGTTTGCGTTATATTCTTTGAAATCTACACCTTCTTGAGGGACTTTAGGAGAAGGGGCATTTGCTCCTGTGGCAGAAGGGGCATTTGCTCCTGTGGCAGAAGGAGTGCTTTCTACAGTGGGATAAGCAGGAGGGGGCGCTGTTCCTAGAGCGGCTTCAGGAATGACAGGAGCAGGGGCCAATTCTCCCACTTTTTCGGTTATGAGCGACGCTGGATTTGCCGCCGCGGCTCCAGCCTTTGCCACAGATGTGGCAACACCTGATGTCATCGCGGTAGAAAGAGACCCAACCTTTGCCGCTGTATCAGTTATCTGAGCAACCTTTGCCAAACCGCCATCTATAACTACTTCCTTTGCCGTAGTAGCGGTAGCAACAATGGCATCCTTTGTGTCCAAGGCGGTCTGAATGGTTTTTCCTAGACCTGGGAAAAAGTAGGAAACAACGGGGATAGACACACGTATCAACGTCTTTAACATATTATCTGGAGGACAAGGCTTGATTTCTGACTTGCCTGTTAGCATGGGGCTATGACTGTCGGCGTCCATTCCAAGATAGGTAAACGGAAAGAAACGCTTGGAGCCGGCAACCAAGAGGTCTGCTGGATTTGTAAAGAGAATCCAGTAATCATAGAGCATGGCAAAGAGATAAAATATAAATCCTAGAGGGATTATGGTCAAATTGGCAAATCTTGAAACGGCATTATTGGTATCTCCCGCGATTAATTGTGCTAAAGGGGCGAGTGGGATTAGAATAGCGTATAATAGGAAGAATATTGGATTTGGAGTTTCGTCTTTTATAGCGCCCTCTGGCCTTCGGCCGCCTACCATGGTGCCACGGGGGTTTCCATTTTTATTGTATTCTTTAAAATTTACTCCCACTCCTCCTTGCTTGGCAGGAGGTGCCGATGCTTGAGGTGCCGATGCTTGAGGTGCCGATGCTTGAGGTGTGCTAGAAGGCATCATTGAAGCAACATCTGGAAACATGGATTTCTCGGGCTCTTTCCACATACCCTGTGCCAGTCCGAGGGCGCCCCAAGGATGAGCAAGGCCATGCTTATTCAGAGTCTCAGTAGTATATCCACCAGAGCTCGATAATTGAACCAGGTCATATGCCCATAGATACCCTAAACTAATGAAATTCGCTATAAGAAAGATAAGCCCAGTCTGAGGCGACCTCAGATAAAAATGATGTAGTCCAAAGAATCCAAAGACAAGAGTGAACCACCACATCCCTGATTGTGTAAATTGAGGGGTATTCCAAAATTCAATACGGCTCTGGGAAACTGCTGGGAATTCCCACACCATTACTACAGATACGATAGAGCTTTGATTGCCGGGTTTCCCTTAGAGGTAGAAAAGCCACGAGGGAAGCACGGATGCTTGAAAAAGTCTTCTGATAGTGTCCCTGCCGCTTTGAATTTATCAAAATCAAGTATCATAATTGTTCCATCTGGCTGCTTATATAGCTCAAAGTCCCACGCCGCGTATCCTTCTTCATATAAGGCGTTCCAGGCGTATTTCAGCTCTTGGCAAAGACGTTCTTTCGTTTTTTGGCAGATAAACTGAGTTCCCATGGCGCCAAGAAGAATCGGTCGCCGTGTATCGATTTTCTCCATTTCATACTCGTCTGAATTGGGGATGAGCTTCGGGACACGGAGCAGGATATATGCGGGACTTGAGAGAATGTGTAAAAGGGTTGTGTGGATGTGTTTTTGTGTATCTATGGATAGACTTGTTGTACCAAGAGCTCTCGGAGTTTTTATAACAGTTGTTTCTGAACCTGTTATAAATCCATAGGAGCCCATCCTCTAAATGCGGAATAAGATTCCACCAAAGCCATTTGTAACACGGAGAACATTGTGATTTAACGAATAAATTCTGGCACTCGCCGGTCCTCGTGCGGGACTGACAGTTGCGTTCATCTCTAGCTGTAGAACAATGCTGTCAATGCGACTCGCGTTCATACTTCCACTTGGCTGGACATCCTCAGGGCGGAAGCAGAAAGAGTAGGAATAGACATAGTCGTCAATCGGAATGACAGTGTGGTATTGATACGGCTGGACTAGACGGAAATAATCTGCCTTGCGAATATCAAAGCGGTCAAATCCGTCTATCCTGAGAATCGCCGTAGTAATGAGATTCTGAAATCCCACCTGGGTGGATGTTTCGCCAATAGAAAGATTTGTGTAGTTGAACCATTGATGTGCGTTAACCGCTGCGTCCCTCTGAATAATCCAGAATAGCTCGCGCATAGGATGATTGAACTCCATCGGAAGCTGAACGGTGGTTGCCGTCTGGTCAATGGATAGACTAGGTGTGTATTGAACTTGCTCAATGAGATATTCGTGAGAATTTGCCACAAATCGGCGTCTCTCCTCTACATCCAAATGAACAAAGTCGCCATACATGTTAAATGATGTTATAGACGCGGGTTTGACGGTAGTATCGCAAGGAACAATACCAGGCTTGTCCATGACAAAGACGCCCTGGAGGGGGCGTAGGGTTATATTAATACGCACGGGGTGGTATTGTAAGGCGATTAAAGGCAGTGCCAGTCCAGGATTTTTACAGAACCAGAAACGAAGAGGAACATAGAGACTTATCGGTCCGAATAAGCTCACGGCAGTAGAAGAGGAATTTCCCTGGCTCGCACCACTCGTCTTTCCAATCATATTGTTCCAGCCCTGTCGTTTATCCTCAGTTATAACATAGTTTGACCATATTTCCATCCATTCGCCAGTCTGTTTATCAATCTCCTGCTCCCCAATATCAACGCTGATTTCTTGAATGAGGGCATGACCAATAGCGTTTGTGTAAGAGACGGCATTGCCTGTTGCCGAATCATAAAGTGCCGGAAGAACAATCTCTAACCATAGCGGACCCAATAAATCTCCTTTTCTTGGTATAACGGTTGTAATTCTTCGGCCAAAATCGGCCTGATTGTCAAATTGAATAATGGAAGATTCCATGGAAAAATTAGTATAT